CTCGAAACGTCAGCTGATACTATGTAAGTTTTATTATAGTTAGGATATTCCCATCTCCAAAGGTTTCCATCAAATCCACCTTTTTCTACTGGGTCTTGCACAAATGTTTCTTTATAAAATTGTAGGAGTTGTGGTTCGATTACACTATCTCCAGAAGATACGAAATCACAATCACACTCTTGAGCTGCTCCCTTTGTTCCTAATAGAACCTCTTGTTCATCTCGCCAAGCTTGCTCTCTTTCAGGATGTACACTCCAATGGATTCTAATATTATTAAATGAGTTTGTTCCATCTTCAGAACCTACCCAAGTTTTGTGGAAAAAGTTTCCAACACCATTTGGTGTAGAAAGGATAATTGCGTTACCCCCAGTTGATAATGTAGATTGTGCAGATACCCATATATCTTCAATCTTATCGATAAATGCCGCCTCATCAAATACTAATAAAGATAGTGCTTCAGAACGACCAGCATCACTAGCAGCAGATGTTGCTTTGATTTGAGAGCCGTTTGCATATCTAAGTGATAATTTGTTATCCTCCACCGTTGTTAGTTTTAACCAACTTGGTAGATATTGATTCATAACCCTTACCTTAGTTACTAAGTTTTTAGCAACCTCTTGCTTTGTTGCAATAACCAATACGTTAAAATCATCATTAAATAGCATTTTCCAAAGTGAGAAACCAGCAGTCAATGTTGAGATACCAGTTTGTCTTGATTTTAGAATAATATTATAACGATGGTCTTTAAACTGAGTTAGTGTATCTTCTTGAAACGGAAAAAGGTGAAAGGGTATTTTACCTTTCACCGGATGTTGAATCATACAATATTTTCGCATGAAGTATATCGGGTCTTTTGCACACTTTTGATATTCTTCAGCAATAATTTGTTTTAATGATTTCTTTACTTCAGCCATAAATTACTTTATTAAAAGGACTGTAGTTGCAATTATTCCAACAATTGAAGTTACCTTATAAAATCCAGTTTTAAACTTCTGTCCTTTTAGTTCTTTTATTAAACTTTCCGATTTTTGTCTCTCTAATGAAAACTGCTCATCCTTTTTAGTAATGATTAATTCTAAGTTTCCAATCTTTTCGTTTTTAAGAGTATCCTTTTGTTTAAATAAACTTATTTGTTCATCTTTAAGTAATACTGTTTTATTTAATTCAACAATCTCCAATTTAGCTCCATCAAAACGAATTAGGTCTTGATAAACTAATCTAGCAATTTTTGTTGGTAAAACTACAACACTTGTATCTTTCTTAGTTAGCGTATCTTTCTGTGAATAAGCGCTCGAGCTCAATGTTACCAATAGTAGCAACGTTATTAACTTTCTCATCTGTATTATTTTTAATTATAGTTATGTTTTTTGTTACTTGTTGAATATCTTTATCTACATTAGAGATATGTGTATCAACTAAATCAATTTGAGTATCTATCAAATCATTTTTTGTATAAACCGAATCAATATCCTTTTGGATTGAATCAATTTTTTGATTATAGCCAGCTATATCAGTTTTAATTTGGCTGGTTGTAAATATACTCCACCCTATTAACACTGCGATAATAACCAATAAAATTACCAATTTGTTGTCTTTCATATTATTAAATTTAAAGTTTTGAAACCAATTCATAATTCTTATCTTTTAATAATTCATATGCTGCGTTTCGTTTTTCTATAACTTCGATAAGTTCCAACTTACCACTATCAATATCTTTTTGTATTTCAGTTTTTAACTGCTCTACATCTTTATCATTTTGCCATCTTTCAACTGAGCCATCTTCGTTTACATACTCATGTATATTGGATACCTCTTTATATGCGTTGTTTAATTTTTCCAAAACATCCGTACCATAAGCTGCCATATTTGAATAAATTCTATATTCACTATATGCTTCCCATAAACCATCTTGTTTTATTTGAAATTCTCGTCTAGCTAAACAGCCAGCACAATATCCAGTCTTTGAAATTAACTTCTTATCTGCATTTGAGTAGTTACCACTAACATCACAATCATTTGATTTACAACTTGAAATTTGTTGTAAATAATTTCTAACTTCAGACATGGTATCACTACTCTTAGATTGTCTTACTCTACCATATTCTTTTTGTTCCCAAAGATAACCATCTTTATCTTCCCAAATATCTCCAATGGTTCTGGAAACTTCCTCTTTTATATTAGAGAATCCAACTTGCGTATTTTTTTCGTATTCACCAGTCTGAACCATATCAGCCAACTTTCTACGAGTTGGATGCATGAAACTTTTCTTAAATTCTGTATTAGCCATAAATTGTTCTTATATATTCATATATATAAGTATTGAATTTTTTACTATTCGTAAAATAATCCAAGAATTTGATTTAATGGTGCAAATGTACCTGTTAGTTTCATTGTATTTCCATTGTACACAAATACGATACCTTCGTTTGGAACTATTTTATCTTTTCCACCAATAGCGTTTAATCTTTGTAATTCCATTTTAAGTTTTGCTATCTTCTTTTCATCACCACCAGTCTTAACATCTGATATAGTTTTATCTAATCTATCCTTCATAGCTCTAACCGCAGAATCAGGGTTTGCTGTAAGTACTGAACTCATAAATGAAAGTACTTCAGAGCCAACACCCAAAAATATATCCTCAAAAGGTCTAATATTATCCTTTGCTATCTTAGCGTGGTCATTCTTATCAATACCAGTTGCCCAACTTAATACTTTAGCATCGGTAATGTTTTTATTGTCTAAACGGAATGATTTATCATAGAATGCCCATCTCTTAACCAATCCCATTAGAGTTCTATTATCAATCGGAGATGGTGATTTCTTAGTTACAAAATCAGTCCACCATGCTTGATGATAATCAGCAATACCATCCGTATCGGATAGTTTAAACTTAGATTGTAGTTTTGTAATCTGTCCACTATATTTTCCTTTTAATGAAGTTAAGTTTTTTGATTGTGGTAACTTAACAACTGGAGGTCCTTGTATTGTATAAGCCGATTGTACGTTTTGATTTACTTGCTTAATCATACCAGCCAAAACTTTAGCTGCTTCTTGATTTTCACCAATTGCTATACCAGCTTCATTATATTCCATTGTTCCATGAAATACTAATAGTGCTTGTCCATAAGGAATTACATTTACCGAAGTTGGATATATTACCTCCAAATTCATAAAACATGCACCATTCTTAAAAACTTTTTCTCTTTGTTTTTCTGAAAGTGATTTTATTGCTTTTGATAAATCACTCATAGCAAAGTTGTATGCTTTTTCTAACTCACCTCTTCCGGCAAACTTAGTAGCTACTCCATTTATATCCAATGCCTTCTCACCTCTATTAGCTAGATGTCCTTTGTTTCTAGCAGCAACTAATCTTCCATTCACCCAACTGATTGCTAATGCTTGTCCATCAGTTTTTTCTCTTGTCAATTCCAACTTACCTTCTAATGCACGATTCACAATATCTTTAAGTTGTCCAAATGTTAAGTTAATTTCAGTATCAAATGGATGATTCATATGTCCATACGCACCACCTTCAGTTAATAACCCCTCAGTTATGTTTGGGTTATTATCAGTTCCACATTTGTGACACATATAGGTATCACTTCCACCTTCAGAAATTTTCCAACTCCAACCACAATTATCACAAATTACTTTACCATTTTCTACTCTTTCACTAATCCCACCACCCAATGCGTATGGTTCGTTATATTGTAATTTCTCAGCGTTAAATTTCTTTCTTAATCTTTTAAGAACTTCTTTATGTTTATCAATCCATGCTTGGTCTGGGTAACCCATTCCAATTCCTTCAAATGCTGATTTGGTTTTTACTTTATACCAACCACCACCCGGTGTTCTAAATATTCTTGCAGGTATTTCTAATATTCCATTTGATGGTAATTTAGAATGATACTTTGAATCAATATGAACAACCTTTACAATGAATACTTTTTTCTTATTATCAGCTCCGATTAATTCAACTTCTAATGGAACTGCTGCTCCACCTATTTTAATTTTACCACCAAATATATTACCTTTAGTGTATGCTTCTTCTACTGATTTTTTAACCATTTCATATCCTTTATCTTCGGTATCCTTTGTATTTGTTTGATGACCAGGTTTTGTTTTTTTACTATCATCAAAATCAATTGTATCCAATTCTGCACCATATCCCATATCAGGTGTATATGTTCCCGATTTGTGATGTTGTAAAAAATTATGGTCTATTGTACCATCCGATTTATGATTTTTTGAATTAATATTTTCATTTTTACTTATTTCAATTGCTCTTAATTGCTTAAGTGCTTTCTCTTTAGTATCATGCGTTCCCAATCTATCACCACCACTTTTTGGATATACTACCCATTTTCCATCAACATGCTTAATAGTTTCAAATTTATATTCTGGATTTGTTGTTTTAAAATCACCCTTTCTCATTATAGTTTTTGCAATAGCTTTATTAGCTTGAAGCATAAATGGTATATTGATATTAGTTCTATTATCCTTTGCTACAACTTGGTTATATTGTGTTAAAAATTCAACAAATTTCTTTTTATTTTTACCTAACCTTTTAAAGAATCCAGTTAGTTCTGCTGCTGATATTTCTTTACCATTTCTCGTATCATTTAATCTATCGAAAAAATGCTTATCAGTAAGAACTATATCTATTGGATTTAATTGTCTATCAGCGTATTTATCAATTTGTTGTAGATCAGCCAT